ATGGATGCTGCTATATCAACATTTGGAGATTTGCTAAGTCAGTTCCAGACAAAGATAACCACAATGCTTCCTGAAATCGTGGCTGGCGGAGCAAGTATCCTTACATCATTGGTGTCTGGTCTTGTACAGAATGCAAGTACAATAGCCACAAGTGCTGTATCAATCGTGACAACACTGACCACAACAATCATGACGTTGTTACCACAGCTTCTTGATGCTGGATTACAGATACTTGCAGGAATTATTTCTGGAATAGCTCAATCGCTTCCTAATCTCATAGGATCAGGAATTGCAATGATTGAACAAATTGGGAGTGCAATCATTAATAATACAGATTTACTGATAGGTGCTTCAATACAGCTTCTGGATGCGATAATCACAGGAGTTACAGGAGAAAATATTGATAATCTGGTTGGTGCAGCTGTCACCATCGTGTCAAAACTTCTGACAGCACTCCTGGAAGAAGCTCCAACGCTGATTACAGCCGGAGTTGAGTTAGTCCTGAAACTGATCAATGGACTTATTGCTGCAATTCCGAATCTAACATCATCCGGTCATGACCTGGTAAGCAATTTGATTATTGCAATATCAGACAATTTGCCATTAATACTCGAAACTGGTATTGATATGCTCCTGCAACTGACAGCAGGACTTATTGAGGCAATCCCTGATCTGATATCCAATGTGGATGACATTATAGTTCAGATGCAGTCTGTATGGCTTGAATTTGATTGGATATCAATTGGTAAGTCAATCATTACTGGTATTGTTAATGGCTTGACAAAGAGTGGTTCGCTTCTTGTTGACGCTGCTAAGAATGCTGCAAAGTCGGCATATGATTCAGCTTGTAATTTCCTTAATATTAATTCGCCATCTAAGCTCTTTAGGGACAATGTTGGTGCTGCGATACCAGAAGGAATGGCAATTGGTATTGAGAAGAACGAAGGTTATGTGACAAAGGCCATGAATGACTTATCAGGAACAACAGTTGATAGTATGGACTATAACAACATAACTGCCGCAGCCACATATGATGGATATACAGCAGGGGACTTCGCAACATCTGATGGACTCGATGGAGCAAGGGTGTCATTACCAATAGAAATAGATCTAGGCGATACCAAACTCAAGGAAATCATTTATGAGTATATGGTCACAAAGACTGACAACAATACAACAGCTCTGAGGCTTGCACAAGGAGGTGCTTATTAATGTTTTGGAACGGAACAATAACATTCAAGGGGATTGAGTCCAATACATATCCTCTGACAATCACAGCTCCTCCGCAAGTTACTCATTCAGAAATCAAGGGCGAGATATATACGATACCGGGAAGAGACGGTGAACTGATCAGCAATGATACTTACAAGGGCAATGCTGAGATCAGAGTGAGCTTTGCAATGGTGGCTAAGGATGAGGTCAACACATCTGACAGCTATGCTCAGAAACTTAGATCTGTAAAACAGTGGCTTACTGGTTCGGGCAAGTTGATCATTAGTGATAGTACAGACTCATATTATGAGGTTTTAAAAACAACCATTGTGACAGACAACAGAGTAATCCTGAGGTATGGAATCATTGAGGTTGCATTTACGGTATATCCTTATGAGTTTCTTAATACAGGAGAAACAGCAATAACCTCTTTCCCTATTACCAACAATGCAGGAACTTCCAGGCCTCTGTATAAGATTACTGGCACAGGAACCGGAACTCTGACAGTTAATGGTAAGACAATGGGATATACAGTTGATGATAATTTATACATAGATACAAGGCGCCTGATAGCATATAAGATTGATAATGGCGCCAAGGTAAACAGAAGCGATAAAATCAGTGGTAATTATGTTGACCTGGTTTTGAAACCAGGAAGCAACTCCATATCAGCCACTGTGGGTACGTTAGAAGTTACACCAAGATGGGGATATGCACTATGATCAATGTATATGGTGAAAATACTACTAATTTCAATAACAATGGGCTTGCCACGCTCATTCCTCTTACAGCAGAGTTCAGCCCTGATATTAATGGGGCTTGGACTCTGAATCTTACACATCCATATGATCCTGAAGGAAGACATCAGTATCTCACAAAAAATGCCATCCTTCAGGCAGATGTTGGATGTATCAGAGAACAGTCCACAAAACAGTTATTCAGAATATATGATGTGAAGAAAAACCTCCAGAGCCTTAGTGTAATTGCATTCCCGATAGGCATGGAGGCTACTTTTGATGCTCCAATAGAGGAGCTTAAAATTCCAAATGAGACAGGCGTTCTGACAGCTTCAGGAATTGATGCAGCTGTTGTACTGGATAGCTATGTGAAGAATCACGATGATAACAACAAATATACTGTATCAAGCAATGTTGCTACTCAGAGCTGTTCTCAGTGGGAAAACTCCAACCTCATAGCTGCAATCAGTGGGTCTGATGATAATGCATTCATCAATAAGTGGGGCGGAGAAGTTCTGTACAACAACTATGCAATTACTATCAAGAACAGAATAGGAAATGCAAGTCCTAAGTTCCCGGTTGAGTATGGCAAAAACTTGACTGGTATGGAACATGACCTGGACATGTCATCAGTTATAACCAGAGCTTACCCTCTGTCATCAGATGGCCTGAGACTCCATCAGTATGATGACCTGGAGATTGACTATTGGTATGGTACATTTGAAGATGATGAGCCAAAGAATTATGCGAAGAATCAATATATCTATTGTTATGACTATCATCAGTGGTATTGGTTTGATTCAGATGGGAAGATGTCGAAAGAGCCTATCCCGGCAGAAATGCTTGCAATCCTTAATCAGTTTACCTGGCATGAGGATGAGACTGGTTGGTGGTATGGATTAGACTCGACATATTACATCAAAGATGCATGGGTTGAGGATGCAAATGGTAAGCACTACTGGATGAACTCACAAGGTTACATGGATAGTGCTTATACAGACTCAGATGTATGGACTTGGAATCAATATGATGATTCTGGAATGCATTATGGAGAAAAAAGGAATAGTTTTGTTGATTCAGAACATATTGGAGATTATCCATATAAGAGATCTGCATTCCTCTCATCGCCATATGCTGCTTGACACCAATAGCAACTCAAACAGTATTACAGCAAGCGCAACAAAGGAATGGACTGCTGCACTGCTTCAGATCATTGAGGATAAGGCTGAAGAGCTCTGGAATACTGTTCTGAATGACAAGACTAACACATATAACGCTGAATATATCCAGGACCTGATCAACGAAGATGGTGGTATAATTCAGTACACTCAGGCAAGGTATGTTTATTCCCATAAAGGTTGGCAGAGCTTGATAAAATCCTTGATCAGCGAAGGTATATCATGGATTAAGGATGAAGAGCTTGATGAGGAGAAATGGATCAGCGTCAATGGTTACATGTATGGCGATTTTGATACTGATGGGAATTTTAAGAACTATCCTAAGGGACAATATCTGTATTGCTATTCAGATTCCAAATGGTATTACTTCGAGGCCGATGGTCTGATGTCAGAAGATGAAATCCCTCAGGAAACTATTGATCTGCTTAATACTTATGACTGGCATACGGACTCAATCGGAACATATTATGGCGATACGGAGCCAAAAATGTTCAGCTGTTGGATTGAAAATTCAAATGGTACTCATTCCTGGGTTAATGCCGAAGGTTATTACGAAGCTCAGTGGGATGATCCTGATACATGGGACTGGACCAACATCAATGGCTGGAGATATGGCAGATCTAGCACTCAGTATGTGCGAAGCTGCTATGTCGAGATAGACAAGAATCTTGAATACTTCGGAGCTGATGGATTCTGGAGGGACTGGATGAGAGTTCCTGCAGAGGACATGGGATGGTATCAGGTCAAAGATGGAGCAAATGCTGGAAAGTGGTGGTATGGCTCGTTAAATAGATATTATGCTCATAATGAGTATGTATATATGACAGTCAATGGAACCCTTGAAGAGTGGTGGTATGACGAACAAGGATGGTATGACGAAGATAAGTCCGGTGAGACTGATTATGACTGGCATGGAGATTCTTCAAGCGGTATATGGTTCGGAACAGAAGATTCTGAAACAGGAGAAAAAGATAACTATATTCATGATAGATGGACTTTTATAGATGGTACTTATTATTGGTTTGATTCTGATGGATATATATCCGCAGATGCAAATAAGGCTAAGCAAAATTGGGAATGGGGAGATCTCATTGATGATGTAACCGGAAATCATTGGTTTGGAAATGAGAATGAGGATTTTAATCGCATATGGCTTGAAAGCCAGTGGATGAAGATTGATGGTGAATGGTATCACTTTGATTCTGATGGTTACATGGATGATGAAGCTACCAAGAGGAGTCAGACAGTCACATGGTTTAGCAATGCTATTGTGGCAGCACTTACTCCAGTTGCTCAGGAAAAGCTCAAGGCTGCTTATGATCTGCTTTATGAACAAATGACAACATGGGTACAGAAACAGTATGCCGAAGGTCTTGACTTGCCAAGCATTACTGTGACTGTTGATTTGGTTGATTTATCAAAAACCTCTGAATATGCAGAGTATGCAGACCTTGAGAAGATATATCTTGGTGATAGCGTAAGATGTGTTGATACTGTCCATGGTATGAGCATTGACGCCCGAGTAGTTGGGCTAACTTACGACCTTGTCAGAGGATATAATACCAAGGTTACTATAGGACAGCTTGCAAAAAATTTGTCACAGATATTGAGCGTGAGCTATCAGGGTTCTGGTAAAGACACAAGCGTTGATAATATCATAGCCGGAGACGGAGTCAAAAAAGATGGCAACATCATCAGCGCAACAGGCGCACCCGGCACATCCTACGGCATACAGGACGTAATTTTTGAGGGATCTTCATTAGTCAGAGAAAATGTAGCTGTATTAGATGATGTGATTACTGAAGTCGAAGCAAATCCAAGCGGTGATGCAGGAGCAGAACTTGCTAAATTACGGATTGGCAATGATATTTATAGTATTCCCGAAGGTGGTGGAGGACTTGAATATTGGGAAGAAACTTCAGACCAGTTCTATCGTGAATATGAAGTTGAGGGAATGTCTGCTGATGATGGGTATATCCTTACGAATCCCGACGATTGGTACAATTGGTATGGCGAAGTAGGCAGAACATATTATGGGGCTTTTGCATTCCGAAAGAAGAATGCTGTGCCTGCAATAATAGTTGCGGTCGAGAATGGCACAGCGGTATCAAGATTTTATCTCATATCAACTGATGTGAGTGCTACTAAGTGGGAATATAAGAGCTTATATGTGACTATGGATTGGACAGACCCGACAGGTGGAACTGATACCGATTCAAGCAGAGGCTCTGTTGATGGATACGTCACAGATAATCATGGCACTACTTGGTATTATTCAAGGGGTGTGTTCGGTTCGACAGGGAGAACACCATGCTTGGATTATGATTTTATCGGAACTGAAGGCTCACCGTGGACTAGGAGTGATGATGAATGGGTTGAGCAAATCCTTGGGATTAGTCATGCAAGCCCAACGACAACTGTCAAGGTTGGCTTAGGTAAGGATGATAAGATTTTGTATCAGAAGGTGGGCGAGGATTATGTTGCTTACTTGGATGATACAGGAGCTTATGAAGGAACAGATTACAAGGTCAATGGCGAGTCACTTGTCACCAAGATAAATGCCAAGCAGGACAAGCTGATTGCAGGGCAGAACATAACCATCGGAGCAGATGGAAAGACCATATCTGCAACTGATACAGATGAAATATCAGAACTTAATGATGTAGTTTTATCAAATCTTGCTGATGGTCAAGTGTTGAAATATAACAGCACAACTCAGAAGTGGATAAATACAAATGAGAGTGGCGGTGGAGATGGATATACCGAAGACATTTTATGGAACACAGGTGGAACAACATCGTCATGGGCGAATCCTTTGGTGGTGTCATTATCAAGTAATATATCTGACTACGATGCTGTTAGAATCAGCTTTACTGATGTTGATGGAAATGATGGATTTGTATTTATACCGACATCCGAAATCCCTAGTAATTATGCTGATAAATATTTTGTAGGAGCAGGAGACTTTTTGGCAACTGTCAAGGTCAATTCTGATACATCAATATCCTGCTATGCCAAGAATGGAATTACTATGACCTACAACAATGTCATTGGTATCAGTTATGGTTCTGGAGGCTCTGGTGGAGGTGGTGGCTCATCCGAAGTCAACTACTCAACCGAGGAGCAGAAGATAGGCACTTGGATTGATGGGAAACCAATTTATCAGAAAACATATGCCGTG